GTGCAAGAGGTTCAATATTTGTATCTATAACAGGAACATTATTACAATCAATATATCCTATAGAATGAGGATTTTTATCATCTGTATTATTAAAAGTTAAACAGTCACAAGGAATACCTGTAGTGGTGGTGGTGGTAGTAGGTATAGGAATTATTTGACAATTTGTAATACCTACAATATAACCATCAACAATTTCTGCTATTTCACAAAATTCATGATCTGTGATATAGAATCCATTAGCTAAAGGTAAACAATCAGTAACTAATCCAGCATAAACATATTGTCCTATATTAAATGATCCACTTTGTCCAAATAAAGAAGTTTCCTGTTGTATATCAAATGCATTATTTTTTATAAAATTACAAGCAGCACATGCATCTAACAATGAGCTAGTATAATCCACTATAACATCATTATAAGTATATGTATTAAAATAATTAACAGTTACTAATCCTTCAGGTCTAGTACATACTGTTGTTGTAGTAGTTGTAGTAGAAGGAGAACAAATTACTGATACACAATCATCTTGTATGGTTTCTATATTTATATTAAATTCAGATGGAAAAGTTGTTGTACCTATAAACTCTAATATTTCAAAAACAAGTCCAGTAAAGTCATCATAATAAAATTTACCAACAATAAGAGGACCAGAATTTCTTCTTAAATAATCACCTAATGGTTCACAAGTTATACATGACAACTGTGCAATTCTATAAACATAATTAACTGTAGTTGTAGTTGTTGTTGTTGTAGGACAAGCCCCACCAACACAATCAGCTCCAATTGTAATAAATACAAGAGGACTATCTGCATATCCACAACATCCACAAAACGATAATGTTTCATTTGCAAAAATTTCAGTCTCAATAGAAACACCATTACAATCATTAAATCCAATAAAATGAGGATTTATATCTGTATTTTCAAATGTCAAACATTCACAAGGGATTGCTGTTGTTGTTGTAGTGGTGGTAGAACTAGTTGAAGTTGTACTAGAAGTAGAAGATGATGTAGTAGTAGTTGTTGGAGGAGTACAAGGACCATTTGGTGTCACTATAATTGTTCCTGGAACAACTAAAGGACTATCTGTTATAACACAAATATTTGTATCTCCTGGCAATAATACAATAGCTGATTGTTCTTGTGTAGTACAATCAGTAATGATTATAGCTACAGGAGTTAATCCTGTATTATTTAATGAAAAGTTTTCACAAGGATGTACTGTTGTTGAAGTGGTGGTAGTTGAACTAGAACTAGTAGTGGTAGTTGTAACATTACAACATACATCTAATTGATTATTTATATTGATTATATCACCATTGATAGTTATTATCTGTGTAGTGATATTATTAACCTGAATAGTTAATGTATTAATCTGTGTTAATAGATTACATATGATCTCATCAATCTTTTGTAAGATTACATTAAGTGTATCACATGGCTCAGCTACTATACATGATAATGCAAGACCATCATATACAATAGTACTAGAAGCAGTTAAATATGTTGAACATGGATTGTTATTATTACAACCACTATTGGAAATAACAGAACTACATCCACATGGATCATTTATAACTACATTTGAGCAGCTAGGATTTACTGGTAAAAAAGGATATGCCATCTTATTGATTTTATTAAACTGGTCTATATTGAATATAGTAACAAGCTGTTACTGGTTGTATATTTGCATGAGGAAGTCCTCCACCTATTGGTCCAGCTGCATTAGTTATTGCAGTGGCAACTGTTATTCCTGTAACAGTAACTGTTGTTGCTCCTCCCGTACCACCAATAACATCACTTATGTATGGAGTTTCAGGATATAAAGTTCCAGAACCACCTAATCCATATTGAATATTATGAACATGTCCACCATGTTCATCAACTGTAGACAATACTGTATTAGCATGTGTATGTAAAGGAATCTGTGTATCTAATAATGAAATTTGATTTGCACCAGCATTATCATAAAGACTATAATTTGGATTAGCAGTGCTAACTGCAGGATCTACAGCAGGACTTAAAGTTGGTCCAGGAATACCATTAATTACACCAGTTAAAGCTCTACCTCTTAAATCAGGAGTACCATTATTTCCATTACATAAAAATATTCTATTCCAGTCACCTGTACCTGCTCCTGAAGCATTAAAAAATGTTATAGGTCCAAAATAAGGAAGTACAGAATATGGAATCATCTTATTGCTAATTAATCCACTTGACGAAGCATCTAAGTATGCTTGGATCAATGTAGGAAGTTCAAGATATGTAACATAGTTTGTACTAAGATCAAGAGCAAGAGCAATTAAATCAACTTCTAATGCACAAACTTTATTTATAACAGCTTGTACTATAGCATGTGTATCTGAAGATGCTGTAACACCTGTTAAACATCCAATTGTATAATCAGCATTTAATATAGCAAGTTCTGCTACAATAGCATCAACTTGTTCTTGAAGATCACAAGCAGCTTGTATAAGAGCTTTTGATATATCTACAATAGAAAGATCCCCACAAGTAGGAAGATATTTCTGCACAAGAGCACATACATTTATACCAGTAAGATCTATTTTAATTCCTGTACCATCCAATGTTGATACAAGAAATGTAATAAGAGCTTGTTCTACAAAAGATAATGAATCACCTGTTTGGATTCCTAGGACAGGAACATCTATTCCTGTATATTTAACACATCTGTCAGAGATAATCTCTGTACATCCGTTATAACAATTTGAGCAATTGGACATATTATTTATTTTTTAAAAGGTTTAATATATTATAGTTTTATAAATCTTGCGTATAGAGGATCATTTATAGTGTATCCTAAATAATCTCCCCAACTAACATATCCAACAGCAGTATTAACACTACATCCATATGCTGGGAACGTAGAAGGAGAATACCCATGAGCTTCAAATCTTCCATCACCATTCCATAAAATATTTCCAGCGTTCCAAAGAGGAGATCCATATCCTTGAAAATTTATTCCAGTTTCTCCTGCATTACTTTGATCTGTCCAAAAAGTTGGATCCCAATTACCTGGATAAGCAGCATATAAATTTTCTACAGGTAAATAAGGATTACACTCATAAAAATATTGTACATCTTGAGTTGTTAATCCTCTCCATCCTGGAGGAGCTAAATTATTAATGGCTACTTGGTTATATAAACAACCTCTATATGCCTCAGCTGGATCAAATTGCCAATAAGTATAACAAGGTATACTACTAGTAACATAGTTATTCCATTCTGTTATATCAGCAGCATACACTATAGGAGTACCATCAGTTAAAACAGTAAGATTTGAATTCTCAATTGTTACTGTTCTGCCACAAACAGTTACTGAAGGTAAAACCATAGCAGTAGTAGTAGTTGTTGTGGTAGGTGCAGCAGTTGTTGTAGAACTAGTTGTTGTAGAGGTACTAGAACTTGTTGTTGTACTTGTAGAACTAGAGCTTGTAGTAGTAGTAGTTGGAGGTAGAGTGGTACTAGTTGTCGTTGTAGTACACTCATCTGTATTTATCACTACAATATTTGGTGATACATTAAGAGATACTATTGTGCTTATGCAAACACTACACAGTCCTTGTAAAGTTAGTGTCTCTGGTTCTCCTGTATCACAATTACCAATCAAGAATGATTCTGCAACAGTTGCAGTGTTATATAATATAAATGATTGACAACCCATCATTGCAGTGGTTGTACTTGTTGTTGTAGGATTAGCTACTATATCAATCTCACAAGGATCTTCTAAACAACGTTCTGGTTCATTACATCTACTAACACAACCTGCTGTAATACGTATAACTCTGCTAGCTATCATAGCTACAGAGTACTCATGCACATAATTAGGATTACAATACTTGTGAGTAAGTATCCTTCTATATGCTATCAATTGAAGCATATCACCAGCAGGTATAGGTTGATTCAACATGTATGAAACATTGTTGTACAAACTATTACCAAGCTCTGCTAACTTGCAATTTATTTTTTTAAGTAAATCAGGAATGTTAGAACATTCTGGGCAATTCGTTAGTCTTGGTGATAACATGATATCAATTTATTTATTTATTCACTTTAGCAGCACATGCTGCACACACTCCGTTTGTCAATTGACAACCGCACCCTACATTAGCTCCACAGCTTGAACATTGTGCCATAATTAATAAAAGTTTAATTGGTAGTTGTTACCTGAACAACCACAGTTGGATTTAAGAAAATTGTTTAACATATTATCTGCCTGAGCATATAATGTATTTGATTCATATTCTGCACAGTTGTTAGCTGCAGCAATTGCTCCTTGAATAAAGAAGTTGATTGTATTTAATGTTACGCTAGATTGAGTTTTAAGGGCTCTGTCACACTCCATCATATTTAATTGAAGGAAAGCATTGTCGAACTTCTCTTGAAGCCTCTCAACACGTAATATTGTTTTCTCTACATAGTTTGCATATGCAGGAGCTACAGAATATTTTAATCTATACACTCCATCAGGAAGAGGTTGGTTGCAACCAATATCTGTTATCCCTAAATTAGATGATGTAAATACATTGATTTCATTAGGAACGAAAGGTAATATCTTTGTTCCAAATCCTGGTATTTCAATCTCAATAGATGGTGCTGAGACCACTGGAGGATTGGTAGGATATACAGAAGCGTCTGCAACACCAATTGTAAGTACACTATAAGTAGGAACTACTAATATATCTAATTGTAAGTTTGCCATGTTTGTTTTATAATAAATATGCCAGAGGAATATGAGTGTATCCTCTTTCCCCTGGCATAGGTTATTTAATAATATTTTACTTCTGCTTATCCTTAAGGAATTTGAGTAGAAGTTGTAGTAGTAGTAGGTGCTGGAGCACTAGATGTAGTAGTTGTAGTTGTAATACAAGCATTGTTATCTAATACAGTTCCTAAAGCAGCTTCTAATACAGTTTCAATTGCAGCAGCAATGCCACTTGTTACAGAGTTTGGTGCAGCAATGATTACAGTAGAATCTTCCATGATATAATCACCCCATTGATATGCAGATTTATCATATTCATTGAATTTGATATAATACGTATCATAAGTAACACCACCAGATACCCAAGACTCAAAGTTCTCATTGTAACCGTTCATTCTGTAAAGGTGTTTCAAGTAACCAGCTTGGTAGCTATAGAAGTTTTTCTCTAATTGAGCAATCTCAGCAGTTTGTCCTGAAGCATATGAAGCACGTTGAGTGATCACAGGTTGAGCAACAAAGTTACAACGATCTGCAACAATAAAGTCAGCAGTAGTAGCTGGACCAGCATAAACGAAAGTTCTGAAAGACATTCTGTCATATTCAAAAGGGAACGCAGCGATATCACATGGTTGTCCATATACAGTCAATGGTTTTCCAGTAATACGTAAGATAGTTCCACCTACATTTTCAAATGTATAGAATGTAGAGAAAGAAATGTTATCAGGGTTGTTTCCTGGAGCTTTCAATTCTAATTGATAGATTAACTCATCGATGATAGTAGATGTAGATACATCAGCACATGGATTAGCATCACAATCACAACAAGGAGCTTGAATAGTTACCGAACGAGTGAAACCATTGAAATACAATGTACTAATGTAGCTAGAGAAAGCACGTAATGTTAACGTGATAACTTCTCCACATTGTACAGTAAAATCAGTTACATCAGTAATTTGATTAGCAGCTGTTGGGCATCCTGATACTTTATACCATTCAGTTACATTTTGTCCTGAACCAGCATTTAATTTACCAGAGATTCTGTCAGATCTTTTAGATCCTTGAAGATAGGTGTTTGTTCTACCTTGAGCAACGTAGAAATAAGGAGATGCTGCAATGTTAACAGCAGTAGCCAAATCATAGTTACTTTTAAAAATACCTACTTGTCCTGCTGTCAAGTTTTGTGTTGAGCCAGAACTAGGAAGTGCAGTTTGTCCTACTGGAACCACGAAGAGCGTGGTTAATGAAAAATCAGCCATTTTATTTATTTATTAAATGTTAAAAAAATTATTCGTTTGTTTGAATCCTATATGCTGCATTTTGAACAGCAGATTGATTCTCTGTATACATTGCTAGATTCTGTACTGTAAGATCTAAAAGTTCATCTTCTAGATATGTTTCCAATTCACAATCAGCATCATATGATGGTTGACCATCTAACATTATATATCCTGTCTTATTAATATACACTGGATATCTCATGTACATTATTTGTATATTCTTAGGGGTAAAAGTACCATCGGTGAATATAGAAATTTCATCTGAGGCTAAGAAATTAAATGTTTCTTGGTATTCAAATGAAGGTTTGTAATGATCATTGTTTAATATGAACTGAAGATCACCATGTTTAGCAAGGTCTCTGTTAATCCATATCTTTCTATCCTTACATCTACCCTTGTCAGCTAATGCATAACTATCAACATAAAACATATACTTAGGTTCAAGTAAATGAACATTTGCAGACCATTGATTTAAATCAGCATCTTTTAATCTTAATGTTAAAGGTTGATGATTATAATCCATTACAAGACTTTGTAAGTCTTCATAACGTTTTTTAAACGCATCCATTCCTAATCCATTTGCAACACTAATACCATCAACTTTTTGTTTTATCAACTTGATCTGAGCTTCATTCAAAGCTAAGATCTTGTCTTCTAATTGAATCATTTGATGCTCATTAGTTGATAGTTTATTTAGTTTCTGATCGATCTTATATAATAAACTATCTACTGGTATCATATTCTTTTATTTTTTTAAACTAGCTTCTTATACAGAAGCTAGCTTTTTAGTTTTCAATTTACCTTCTAATGTTAACAACTCATCTTGGTTATCATCATCAGCTAGAAATTTAATTAAATCATCTTCATCTTTAGCTATTTCATACTCACCTTCATAAACCTTACCGTTAGGTTTGATTCTATACACTGAATGTGCTACAGCTTGTTTAACTAAATCTTTAATATGGAGTAAAGCTTCTTTCATATCAGCAAATCTATTGAACACTTCAACTGGACTCAATCCTGAATATTTACCATTCTTGAATTCTGTTTGTTTCAATACATTATCTACTAAGTTGTATACAACTTCTTCTTTTGTCTCTTCTGTTACTGGAAGACCTAAAAGTCTTGCAACTTTTTTCTTCTTATCAGGAGTCATAGAATCAAACTTAACAATAGCTTTGTTAATCAATTGTTTTTTCTTGTAGATCACTGCATTCTCTATTTCATCATCTACAACGTAGAATTGTGTATCAGCAGCATATTCTCCTCTTTCCCAAGCTTGGTAGGAAGATGCAATTGTTGGATGTACTCTTAACCATGAAAAGGCTATCTCTTGAAAAGGAACTGATAGATCAAAATAATTATCACCATCTAATAACTTAACTGATTGTACATGCGTTTGATCATCTGTTGAAAGTGACAAACCATAGTTCCAAAATTGTGAACGAGGTCCTAAATCAATATCACCTATTTCATCTTCAAGTTTTTTTCTTAGAGCAATCACTCTTTCGATTTCTAATTCTTTTTCTAAAGGATCTTGAATTCGTTTAATATAAGAAGCATTCTCATCTAAGCCTGTTCTATATTTACCATCCAATTCCTTATAAGGATATTTGAATACTCCTGTTCCAGGGATTCTTGTCATTCCTTTTTGCGATAGTCCACTATCCATTGTTTGAAGTTGAGCACTATTTGAATAGTCTCTCTTGATAGTAGAAATTTTGCCTGTTTTACCCATAATGTAGTTAAATTTAATAATTGGTTTATTTTAGTTGCGTGGGAAGGACTCGAACCTTCGACCTCTGGATTATGAGTCCAGCAAGCTAACCAACTGCTCTACCACACGATTTGTAGAGTGGTTCCACCGAAGGAACCTGAACCTGGATACTATCCATTTCAACACTCTGACACTTAGTTACGTTGCTATGCAAGAGGCTTGACTAAGTAATTTGAGATCAATCCCCTCTAGGAGGGAGAGGAGGTGAGGGGATCTTTCTCGGAAAAAAGAGAAGTATGCTGTTCTTATGGTAAGCATTACTCCTACTATTTTGTTATTAGAATTGTGGCATTTCCTCAATCAACACAGTTCTAGATAAATCTTCAATAAATACATCACATCTGTCTTTCATCCAGATTTCGTATCCTGGGAATTTATTAGCACTTGACATACCTTGAGATTTAGCAAAACCTAAGTGGTGACGAGTACCATCAATATAACCCCAAGTCATAGAAGGAGCACCTTTCATACGTACTTCTCTAATGTTGTTTACCATTGAACCATCAGACATTGGAGAAACATCAAACACCATAAATACAGGAGTAGATTTTTTGTTTTGTCCAAACTCTAAGTTAGATTGTGGTAAATCTAATTCTTTTAAGTGAATAAGTTCAACTCTACCAGTCTCACGAGTTACCATTGCATCAAATGCAAAGTTGTAAGTGATATGTTGTCCTTCACCTTGCATATATCTGTTTCCAGAATCAGCCATGAAAGTAAGACCTGAGTTCAATGCATCTGTTTTCAAAGCTTGTTGGAATACATCGAATCCAGCTTCATTAGTATACATCTTAACACTTCTATCTTTCACATCCACTCTTCTGTAGAATAAATCTCCAAATACAGAACGGATCAAGTTAGCAGAGAATTCACCTCTGTTATATTGTACCAAGTTACCGTTGTTACGCATTCTGTGGTATACACCAGCTGAAGTACGTTTCAATTCTTGCTTACCACCACCAGATTTAACTGTACCAGGTTTAGCCCAAATCATACGTTTAACTTTCAATTCAATCATAGATTTACGCATCCAGAATTCGATGAACGGTTCCCATTTAACATCATTACGAGTTAAAGGTAATTGGTTACGTCTTTGTGGAGCATATACCAAGATGTCTAATGGTTTACCAGAAGCATCTCTCATCATTTTGTCATCAGCCCATTCAGTGATTTTGTGCTCATATCCATATGCAGAACCTAAAGATTCGAACATTGTGATTTGCTCACCTAATCTTGGAAGACCTAATAAGTCTTGATCAAACTCACCAA